ATGGGTTCTCATCATCCTCACGTGTCTCGCGGTTCACCGCGCGACGCGTTTCGTTACGCGTGATCACCTACCGCTGATCGCGGTGCCTCGTCAGAAGATCACGTATTACCTCGACCCTCCCATGATCATCGATGGTGTCCCGATCGAGCCGCCGCCGAAGCGACCCCTTGGAGTGATCGGCTGGTCTCTTGCTTTCTTGCTAGAATGCGACTGGTGCATGTCGGTGTGGATCTCCGCAGGTATCATTTCGCTTGAGGTCTTTGTGTTTCATTTGAATGTACCATATCCACTACTTCTTGGCGCCGCGGCGTCGACAATCGCGGGGCTTATCGCCCAGCACGAACCGGAGTGACATGTCAGGTGATCTCGCCGTCGGCGCTTCCTTTCTTACGGCACTCACCGTTTTTATCACAGCAGTCACCGTCTTGATTCCGAATCTCCGGCGAACGAAGAAGGTCGAGACCGAAGTGAAAACCGCTCGCAAGGAGGTTAGCGACGTGGCAAAGAGTGTCGACGGTGTTCACGTACTCGTCAACTCTCGCTACGACAGCCAGATGGCGCGTATGACGCAACTGGAGAAGGCACTTCGCGACGCAGATGTGATCGTGCCACTTGACCCAGCCATCAAGGTGGATGATGGTAATGGAGTATAAGTTCTTCACGGAGAACGTTCCGTTTGTCTCTACCGCGGAGTTCCACAGGGACCGTGAACGCGCTCCTCACCTCGAGCAGGGCATGCACATCCCACGACTCTATGCCGCGGCAGACCTCGTTCGTCGTGTCGCACGTGATGACCCCGATCTTCAGGTCTCGGACTTAGGTTGCGGTGACGGCGGGCTACTTTCACTCATCCAGAACGACGTTAAGTTGGCGTGGGGTTATGACTTCGCCCCGGCCAACGCAGCCGGCTGGGTGGAGCGTGGCGTCGCGGCTCGTTCGCTTGATGTCTTCAACACGCAGTGGGATGAGGCGGTGTACGGAGATCTCGTCGTCATGACCGAGGTCTTGGAGCACCTGGCTGATCCGCACGGTGTCCTGAAGCGTCTTCACGCTGAGGACGAGGTGCAGTGGATCGTCGCATCCAGTCCTCGCAACGAGACGCCCGAGTCACACTCAGGCGAACACGCGTGGGCGTGGGATGTGACCGGCTACGTGACGCTCTTCGAGCAATCGGGTTGGCACGTCACGATGCACGTGATGCCTGATGGTTATTTCCAGGTGATCTTGGCTGAGAGGCAGTGACATGTTCACGAAAAAGTTCTGGGCGGACGCGGGACAACGCGCGGTGCGCGCGTTCGCGTCCACGCTCCTATCCGTTCTCACCGTCGGGGCGACGCACCTGCTAAGTGTTCCCTGGGAGGGAGCGCTTACCGCCAGTGGCGGCGCTGCACTTGTCTCTCTTCTCACGTCCATCGTCGGATCGGTCGCCACGAACGATCCGACGTCCGCGTCCATCGTGAACTCACCGCCCGTCACGATGGCCGAGATGGATGTCCGTGGTGTTCAGTTGAACCCGGGCGGACCCGTAGCGACTGGAGTTTGACATGTCTGCTTTCCACGCGTTCGTGCTGCTTGCGATCATCGTCTGGGGCATCGGCGCGATCATCGCACTACTGGAGAAGGCCGCATCTCACATCGTGACCGTTCTCCTCTTCGTCGGCTTGATTCTCTGGGGCGTCGGCGTCCTGGTCTCTTAGCTCTACGACAGCGTGGTGTGTGCGACTGTGCTGTTGGGATAGTGTCAGAGAAAAAGCGCACACGTGTTTTCTTTGGCCAACGTACACGGGGGTAGCAGATGGCAGACCGCAGGCGGACGACGCTGCTTCATCGCGCCCGCAACACGCATGGTCCCGACGCATTGGTGGCAGCCACCAAGTCGATGGACACGTTCGATCAGATGTCGCTTACGATCACACCGACCGAACCGCAGAAGGAATCGTGGAATTACTATCACGCTCTAGGTGAAGTGAATTACGCGATCGGGTCGTGGCTGGCGAACGCGATCTCCCGCTGCCGACTAATGGCGGCCACCCGTAGCACCTCTACAGATGATCCTACCCCCGTCGTGGATGGACCGGTGGCTGAGATCGTAGGGCTGCTTGGAGGAGGCGCGGCCGGCCAATCCACCATCCTGAAGCGTATGTCGGTGCAGGTTTCGGTGCCCGGCGAATCTTACCTGGTCTCTGAGGAGCGCGAAGGTCTACGATCCACCTACGCGTACTCGAACACGGAGCTTCGGATTGTCGGTCGGGCACCGTTGGTGTACGAGATCAACGAGCAGCGCAACGTGTGGCGGCGGCTCGAACCAGAGTCTCTTGTCTCTCGTGTCTGGTGGCCTGATGACGAGGTGAACTGGGTTGCATCCAGCCCGGTGATTGGCGCACTGCCGATCATGCGGGAGATCGACATGTACAACCGCTACATCATGTCGATTCTCCTCTCTCGTGTCGTCAACAACGGGATCTTGCTGGTGCCGTCCGAGGTGGCACTTCCGAGTCAGCCGCAGTTCAAGGACGCGGCCGACCCGTTTATGGCGCAGCTCATCGACGCCGCCCAACGGTCGATCAAGAACCCAGGTAGCGCGTCTGCCGCGCTGCCCATGCCTCTCAAGGTTCCGGCGCAGTTTATCGAGCACTTTAAGCACCTGACCTTCGCCACGGAGATGGGTGACAAGGTTCTCGATGATCGGGACAAGGCGCTGAACCGTCTGGCCAACTCACTCAACATGCCTAGCGAGGTTCTCACTGGCATGGGTGCAGTGAACCACTGGGGTCAGTGGCAGCTGGAAGAATCCGCGGTCAAGATTCACATCGCACCCGTCCTCGAGGTGATCGTCGAGGGTCTCACGCAGACGTACCTCCGCCCGATGCTCAAGGCGGCGGATTATCCGCTGGTTGATGAGGCCGGCGATCCATACGTGATTTGGTACGACTACTCCGCACTCGTCCAGCAACCCGACCGCAGCACTGAGGCATTTAACCTGCACGACCGTGGGCTGATGTCCAACGAGGCGCTCGTCCGTGAGACCGGCTTCGACATTGACGACATGCCCAAGGAGACGCAGGGTATGACGCTGGAAGAGCAGGCACTCCTTAAGCTTGCGCTGTCCGGCACCGCGGACTCGATGGCCGCGCTGTCGCTGCTGACCGGTAATGAAGACATCGCCACGACTCCGCAACGGGTCACGGTAACCGATCCGAATGCTACCCCAACGGACCAGCCGAGTATGCCGCCCTCGGGTGACCAGGGGCCGCCGACAAAAGGTCCAAACCCGACACCCGCCCCGGTGCCGGCTCGACCATCACCTCAGGGACCATCGACCACACCTCCGGCTCGGTAGCCCGTGGCCCAACTCCAAGGTCACAGCATCGAGGAGCAGTGGGACCTCGCTGAGCAGTTTGAGGGTCTCATGGAGATCTCCGTGAGTGAGGTGATTGATCAGTTCATTGAACAGCATGGGCTTACCGCGGCCGGTGACCCGACGGACGGTCAGGCGTACCTCAACAAGGCGTGGGCATTCCAGGTGGATCAGAGCCTGGCACCCTTCGTGTATAACACGTACGCGTCGAGTGCTACGGAGCTTCAGTACGATGCAGCGCATTCGTTCGACATCCCACCGGGGACGGGAGTCCCGGGAGTTCCCGATCACTTCGCCGCAGACTTCGTAAATCAGCAGGCGAATAAACTCAAGGGTATTTCCAATGACCTGTGGCAGCAGATCCAAGCACAGCTAACCGAGGGTGTCGCCGCGGGTGAAACCGTCGAGCAGCTCGCCAACCGTGTGCGTCAGGCGGCCGACCTGACGATGCCTCGATCGTTGGTGATCGCGCGTACGCAGGTCATGGCCGCATCCAATGCTGGATCGTTTGCGCAGGCGTCGCTCATCGCGGACTCGACGATGATGAAGCAGTGGCTCGCGACCGAGGACATTCGTACGCGGCCTGATCACAATCACGCTGACTATCAGACTGTACCGATGCTTGAGAAGTTCATGGTCGGTGGCTGGCTGATGGATCACCCCGGTGACTTCATGGCGCCGGCCAGTGAAACCGCGAATTGTCGATGCACGTTGGCCTATAACTTCGACGGTCCACCGGCCACTCTATGCGGGTGTGGTGTCGTCGATGAGGCAGCGTTGGTGAGTGCAGGACTCTACTCGTCGTTTTCACCGAAGGCCACCACGACACTTAACGCACCGTCCGAGGTGGAGAACTGCGCGTGTCCTATTAGCGCGACAACACTCTCCACACCAGAAGGTTACGTCTCACCGTTTGATGACTACGGCTTCTATGCGAAGCAAGATGTGTTCAAGCTTTTCCAGGGTGAGCAGAAGATCTCACCTGCTTATGGCGGTGCGAAGATCCAGAAGCAGCTTGATGTTGTGCACGAGGCGTATGGCCTTACGTCCGCGGATGATGAGACACTTCTTAAGTTCTTTGATAACCTCTACGGGAAGTCAAGCTTCAAGTCCAAGTACGAGGAGTGGCTGAGCTCATCGGCCGGTAAGAAGGCAGCGGCCAAGGGACCTAAGCCGACGATCCTGAAGAAGCCGGAGGTTCCAGCTGCACCCGTGGCCATCGATCCTTTGGACATCTCCAAGGTGCCGCAGCACGTGGTGGATCATCTCTACCAGCTCTTTAAGACGAGTAAGCCAGTCACTCCCAACTGGGGCGGCTCCGCCATTCTTAAGAATCTCGATGCCATTAAGTCTCAACTGGTTGGGCCAGCGTGGGCCGACCTGAACGACGGCCAGTTGCTTAAGATGCTCGACAAGGCGTATGGCGTCAAGGGTAAGTCGTTCTATGAC